TGGTAGTCCAAAGACTTGCTCTGATTAATCAAAGAAGGCAGATCGTGTAGGTTACCTCTGACGCACATAGTGTCCCAGGCCACCTCCTCAGAGAAGGGATAGTCGTTCATGCCCGTGACAATAGGGACTGACCCTACCATGAATGATTGGTAGAGTCTGAAGGAGCTTGATCCCATCCCTCTAGGAGCAAACACAAATTTGGATTGAGCGATATTTCTTAAGAACTTTACAATCTCCTGCTGCTTATCTTCTTTAGACAAATGAAACACTCCTTGAGCATTCTCCACGAAATGATAGTTTGGCAGATCAAGTTTTCTAAATACTTCTCGACCCATGTAGTGGCACTGGCCGATGAACATATAATCGTACACCTTTTCTGTCTGTCTGAGTTCCTCTACTAAGTTAGGATACTTTTGTAGAATATCCCACTCGTCTGTCATCATCAGAGGGACAGTTACAACATTATACTTTTTGTTTTGTTCTGCTCCTGATAAAGGTTGAGCTACAAAACAAAGATCATCAGTTTCGTATGCTCTCATAGGATCGTCATCATTTAGATACATGTACCTTTGACCGTCTAGATCAATGTAATCAGAATACGCAAAAGGTCTCACTTGTAGAGCCTCCTTATCTCAGTGTCCTGTCGAACATGCTCTTGCCAATGAGAAGACTCCCTGTTCGTACTCATACCTTCTGGATTTTCATAATAGGTCCCTAGCGGCTCCATGACGTTAACAAGGTTTCTACCTTTCTTTGACATGCGTAGCCACATCTCGTAATCTCCTGATATCGTGAAAGAAGGATCGAACATACCGTCCTCCACTATTGAAGACTTTTTAAGAAGTGGAAAGGGTCCACAAGTACAAGCCTGTAGCAGAATCGAGTGATGGTGTGGAATAGATCTTCTTAGACCTATGAGTTTCGTATGCTCGCTGTCCCCAGTCACCACATACGATGAGTAAAGAATATCGGCTGTGGGATGAGCTTGGGCATAATTAATATACGTAATAAGTCCCGCAGGATAAAGTCTATCGTCTGTATTAACATTTATCACATAAGGAGTTGTAGCCATCTCGATAGCCATATTCCAAGCTTCATAAATAGGAATCCTGGTATCACAGGGTACGATCTTAGCATCTATGCCTTCTCTGAAATCAAAATCTTTGATGGTTTCTAGTGATCCGTCATTAGAATTAGCATCTACAAAGATTATATCAAAGTCTCTTAGTAGTTGATTATTGATCGACTGCAAATACCCATCAATCCACTTAGCTGAATTGTAGGTTGAACATAAAACTGTTACTGAAGGATTTCTTTCCATTTCTCTATGATTTCCTCATCACTCATTATCTTAGGTAAGAACTCAACTCCCTTGTAAGGGATGCCTGATAGTTTACACTCCGCTTCTACCAAACCAAATGTCTCAGACGCTGAGGAGTGATATACAGCATCCACTTCATTATACATCTCTTTTCTATCATCCTGATGTTGACGAATCTCAACTACCCCTTGAACAATAAAAGGCAGGATGTGTTTCGTAAAATAGTTAGGATCATTCACTTTTCCAAACAGCAGGATCCTTTCGTATCCGTCCTTGAGTGCGTGCTCAATGGCTGCCTTGGGATGCTTGTTCGTATCGACGCTGCCTATGACTGCTGCCTTGTTGTTCTCTGGTGCGACCCAGTCGATCCTCTCTACATGTGGAGGGATGATCATCTGATCGTGCTCAATCGCCTGTGCTTCGCTCTGACGGGCGCTGACGAAGTGTACGGCATCTATCTGGGATAGGTCCATATCCCTCACAGGAGACAAATCAGGGGACTCGTGGCAGCTATAGATTCTGCGTCGAGCCTGTACGCGGGTCACCGCCTCAATAGGAATGTAGTGAATAACAACAGTATCCTCTGGATCGATATGAATTCCATCAGAAATCTTCCCAGACTTACACTTATCCAGATGCCAATCGTGTGGTCCATAAAAGGTGCAGTCGTATCCTTGCTGGTTCAGAGTGTTAGTAAGCCAGATATGGTGACAGGTGCTGCCTCCAGGCTTAGACCAACCACTAATTATCTTTATACTCTTCGACATTTAGTAGATCCTTGTATAGCTCAAGTCGATCACCTACAACATTGTTGAGGTTGAAGGCTTCTTCTGTCTTCTGGTGAAGGTTTTCTCCCATGCGTCTAACCATATCTGGGTTCTTAGCACACTTTGTAAGAACTCTAGTCCACTCTGAAACAGGCTTCTTCGGATCGATAAGGAAACCAGTCTCTCCGTTCTCGATCCACTCATCGTATGCTCCACAGTTCGTAGCTACAAGAGGGATCTTATACCGACCACACTCAGCGACCTTGATCTCAGACTTGGAGTCGTTGAACTCATTGACCTCAAGAGGTGCTAACGCTACGTCCATATCCGTGTAGAACTGACCGTAACGGTCTGCTGACATCGCATAGTGGATCCTCCAGTTAGCTGGGCCACGGAAGCCTCGGAGGATAATCTCCCTGTAACGACGCCAAACATCACGCTGCCAATCATCCTCAGGTACATGAGGAGGTGGATGACCAAAGAAGTCCCATCTACAGTTTTCTCTGCCAACACGTTGATTGACGAAGTGAGGAACTCCACTGAAATACTTCAAGTCTTGCTCGTGGTGAATGCCGCCTACCCAACCGAAACGAGTGTAGTTTTTCTTAGGCTTCTCAACCTTTGGCATATTCCAACAAGGAAGATTGTAATCAATAGAGTTCTTGATGATTGCCAAAGTATTCTTTGGATTACAATATTGAGATACTCGTTTGGCAAATTTATTTTGAGTTACCGATACGAGATCTGCGTGATAATAGATGAACTTGGTGATCTCTTCAAGATTCTTCTCCTTGTATACATTGTATAGACGGTGACCCTCATAAATGTTGGTCAAAAGATCGTCTGTATCGTAGTGTACAAACTTGCCTAACTCTTTAGCCTTGCCAATGACTCGCGCTGTGTAGTTTCCTCCAAAGTTAGAAAGGTTCTGAGTGAATACCAGATCAGCCCACTTCATATCCTCAAAGTCCCAGCCTTCCTTCCATTGGCCGTTAGACTCGTCAATGCCTAGAGGGTTTTTATTCCAGCGAATCTCTACCTTGTCTCCGTATAGCTCTTCAAGCTTTCGTAGAGGTGAGATGATACGGTAATAAGCGCACCCACCTTCGTTAGCGGGCACAGCAAGAATCTTTAGTTTTTCTGTCATGATAAAAAAAGAGAGACACTTATTAGGTGTCTCTCTATAATAGTTGCTACCTGTTTAGATTCAGGTAAGAAGCTCTTCTTCTTTTTCTTCTTCAGGTTTCACTTCCTTGGCTGCCTCTTTAGAAGCGTCACTTGTGTGAGCAATTCCTAGAGCAGCGCCAATACCAGCAACAGCGCCAGCAAGATCGATGTTCTTATCTGTAGGAACAGCAGCCTTGATAGCTTTGGCGTAGTTTTGTCTCTTGCGCTGGGAGAAGAGTGTTACGACACCTTCCCAAGCAGCGAGGCCAGGAATGAAGGTACTTGCGATACCAAATCCTGCGTCGATGATTCCTCCAATAGAATCTCCGTCAAGCTCACCACCTAGTGGAAGATATGCAGCATCTTCAACAAGCTGATCCTTGTTAGCCATAACTACCTCAGTGCCTTCAGGGATTTTAGCCTTAAGCTCCTCAGGAAGTTGTTGCCATGGAATGACAGGGGCCTCTTCGCCCTCTGCTAGTTGATCCGCAGTAGTTACTACTGCACCTTCCCCGAAGAGACCCTCAAGTGCTGCACAAGAAGTGAAAGCAAATAGGGAGACTAGGAATGCCGTAAGGCAAAGAACGTAGTTATTGATTTTCATATATCAGCTTTGAAGTTTAGAGAGGTAATCACCGTCCGAAACCTCTTCGGATTGTGTGGTGCTACCTTGCGAGGTCGATCCGACAGCCAGTGACTGAGCGATCTGCTTGACCTCATCGTAGTCCTCGAACTTGACTAGCTCGTGGATGTCGTGAAGACTCTCCATGGCAGAAGCGATCTCGGATGCGCTGCCGAGAGGAGAAGACTTGGGGCGAGGTGCGGATTGATCGTACTTGGGCCATTGACCCTCCATAACCTTAACGATCTTGAAGTCGTTACCACTGTTAGGATCAGTGATGTCACCAAAGTCCTCGTCGAGGATGGCACCAATGATCTTGTTGAAAAGGATGACACCGACAGAGAGAATCTTGATGTCACCACTGTTACGGTCCAGGATGTTCATGTAGTAGCGAGCACGAGGCTTGATCGTGCGGGCAAGATCCTCGTCCTCCTTTCGGCCAGTCTTCCACAGACCGTAGTACAGGTCGCAGAGAGGGCAGTTCTCACCGTGAACCTTGCGGCAGTGAACGTTTTTGACCTGACCGTCGCCCGTAGGTACACGGTGGATCTTAGTCTCCGCGAAGAACTGCTTGTCGTCATCCTTCCAAGGGAGGATACGAACAGCGTTAGTTCCTTCGGGGATCTGGTAGAAGTTGTTGAGGAAGTCGGTGTTGCCAGACTTCTTGGCTCCAGGGTTGGAGAGTTCTTCGTGCTTTTTGCGTAGTGCGTCGAGATCGATAGCCATAGTATGTGTTTAGTTGGTTAGAGTAGATTGTTATAGTTGGTTCACTTGTAAAGTTTGGTCTCTTCCCGCTTATTTGCGGAGACCTGTTGGATCATGTCCTTCTTCTGCTCAAGAGCGCGAACGAGTCCCTTGAGTAGTTCGTATTTGAATGCTGCTTGGTTGCAAGAACCTACAGCCTCGATGTATGAGTCATGAGCAAAAACAAGATCATCTAGATCCTTGGCAGTAAGCTTTACAGTGGAGTTCTCCTTGTAGTCCCGACGAAGCGTGGACTGAAGACGAACAAGCTCAGTATCGAGATCATTCATGCGCTTGTTTGCAGCACCCATCAGCCCATAATAGTATGAGTAGATTGATGCTTGACGGAACATCTCGTTGTCGATGCTGAGTTCGTCAAACTTGACAACAGCATCGCTGATGTCTTTGTAGTTTTCCCAAGTGAAGTCTTCTAGTAGTTCGGTAAGGTTTTCCATAGTAGTTTTTAGTAACCACCACCTCCACCGCCAGATGAACCACCTGAGGTTCTACTGCTTGAGCCGCCAGTCGAGGGGGTGTATGTTGTTCTAGGCGTAGTATTAGAGGTCGTTGGAGCAGATCCTCTCACGATTT